TGTTTGTCTTTGCTCTTAACTGGCCTGAGATAGGATCATACCCAAGACCTTTAGATTTGGCCTTGGACTTAGACTTTGATTTAGATCCTTTTTTACTTGCCATAAATTATATCTTATGGGTACGTGTTGGTTTTTTAGCAGCGTGGTCCACATTGTAAGAGCCCATCTTTTTCTTTGGGCGCTTCTTTGATCCGTCGATCATTGGTGTGGTCATGCCTTTTTGCATAACGTTGCTAAGCTTTTGCTTTTTGGAAGCAGCTGCCATTGCATCGCCTTTTGCTTTAACTTTCTTTGCGGCCATATTATTCTCCTATTTGCTTTTTTTCTTTGTTGTTTTATGCGGGTGATCTTTATGCCATGACTTAGCAGATTTTACACCCTGCTTAACATTTTTAACTCCAGCTACTTTAGTAAGGTTAGCTTTTTTCCAAGCGCCCTTTTTTATACCTGGATGATTAACAATCACGTTACCAGTTTTATCCACTGTAATGACGTGTGTTACTCCTGTAATTTTTAATTTCTTTTTTTGAGAAGCCATTACTTCTTCTTTCTTGCAGCTCTCATATTGTCAATTAAGTTAGGATACGGCCTGCCTGCAGCTTTAGCCATAGCCTTAGCTGACTTCTTTGCCTTTGGGCTAAGTTTTTTTGACTTAGCTTTTGGATTTGGTTGATCCCAAACTGGTTTTTTACTGGCCATAATTAAATTACTTCTTTTTCTTTTTAGCTATAGCTGCCTGTATAAATGGAGGTAGCTTCTTCTGAGCCGATGTTAAACCAGCTTTTGGAGCTGGGGTCTTAGTCATTTTTTTTGGTTGCTTTTTTGCTGCCATGATTTTCTCCTACTTGTTTTTGTTTCTTTTTGAAATAGCTGCTGCCTTCTTTTTGGCATCTGCTTTTGACGATGCACCCCATGCTTTTAGTGAAAGTAAAAGTCTTGTTGGTTCGCCATTTGGTTTGCGCTCTGGTCCGGGCATGTTGCCCATGCGTGCCAAGAAAGAGGCGCGTCTTGGGTTGTTGCCTGCTTTTACTGGCGGCTTTAAGTTCATACCCTGCTTCTTAGCAGAAGCACGTCCCTTTGCGTTCAAGCCACCCTTAGGATTCTTTCCTGCTTTTGTTTGCCATGCTGGTGATTTAGCCATTATTTTTTCTTCCTTGATCTATTCTTATTAACCTTTGGAGATTTGACTGGCTTTGGCGCATTCTTTAACTCGATACCATACATGAAGTTATTTTGCCCCATCCTTGGGCCCTGTATATAAGTGAATCTTTTTATCACCATATTACTTTTTCCTATTCTCCAAAGCCTCTGCTATGTCGTGCAACTTAAATATCAAGCGCCAAATAATAGTAGTTAAACTAAACCTATTTTTGGTCATCTTTTTTATCTTTCGTTTCAGAAGTTTGTTTAGGTCTAAAGTCTGGTGGTTCACCCAATTGTTTCTTGGGTGACTCACCACCTTTAGATACTTTTCTAAACTTAGCTAAAGACATAGTAATTAAAATTAATTACTTAGTTGTCTTTTTTGGACGACCTTTTTTTGCACCTGTTGATTGAGTAGGCTTCTTAGCAGAAGGCTTCTTAGTTGCCTTAGAAGCATCCTTGACAGCCTTAGCTACTTCTTTCTTGGCATCTTTGACGATGTTCTCTGCAGCTTCGACTGCGATGTCAGCAACAGCATCTGCCTGATCAGCAAATTGGTCAATCAACTTAGCCTGTGCTTTAGCTACAGGGCTACTTGCGTCAATTTTCTGTGCCTTGAAAAGGACTGACTTTATTTTATTTGCTATTTTCTTAAACATTTTTACCTCTGTTTTAATATTTGGATTTATATTATACCCATATAATAGTACACTTGCAAGTCAACAACGCAATTACTTGCTCTGTTGGGCTTCTTTAATAAGGGTATATCTTTCCCCAGTTTCCTTAGAAACCAAGGAAAAGCCATAGGCAGCGGCGTCTTTTACGGCCTCGGAAAAAGCCTCTCTATCCAAGGGATTGATGCCGTCAAGAGGGATGGTTATGCCAGCATAGACATCCACGTTCTCAAAGTTGCCAATATTAATTTTTCTGTTTACCCCACAGATAAAGATGGGGCTACTTGATAAAGAAATTTCACCTGCCATATTTGACACCACTTGGTCTATTGGTGATCCGTTAGTCTCTTCAAATGCATTCTTAGTTATCTTAGGCATAGGTTACTTCTTTCATTGATTTAATAAAGTTGATTGTTTCTTTAGCTTGATCTTCAATAGACATTGAGTCTGTCTTCATTATAACAGATGCTATCTGTTTAATATCTTCTATTTGGCTTTCCGATGAATGAGAAAGCTCATCTTCGGACATTAGCTTTCCATCTCGTTTCATGATTCTATCATTTAAAGTTTCTTCTTCGGCATCGAAGACTATAACAAAACCATTGGGTTGCTTTAAAATGCTCTTAGCCTCATTCACATAACGCACATCAGAGATAATAATACCGAAGTCTGATTCAAATTCAGATTCTTCATTTTGTCTTATGTGTTGTCTGTATAATTTATTTGCTTTTATAATTGCCCACTTTGCAAAACAGTCAGCGTCAAACTCTCTGCAGATGTCTCCTGCTTTTTGCAGAAACTTTCTTGGCTTTATTCCTTCTGGTTCTATTGCTAGGCTGTGTATCTGCTTCACTTTTTGTGTAAGCTCTTCATAATGAGGAATATTTCCTATGGGTGATCCACCATACACATCAAATAAAATATCATGCAATGCGTACAGCTTTCTAGATTCTTCATTGTATCCTACAATGTTCTTTTTTACAGAAGCCATCTCGTATAAAGGAAGAGCGTAAAAAATATGATCCCACTTGATCGATCCTTGGGTAAACTCAATAGAACCTTTAGGTACTATTTGTTCAGCTACAGTTGTCTTTCCTGAACCAGCTTTTCCAGCTAGGCCCAGTATAATTGGTTGACCGTTTTTAATTTTCAATTTGTCCATAGATAACATTGTATCACTTATCTAGTTCAGATTCTTTTCTTATTTGCAGTTGATCCAAAAATTCATTTGCCAAATGATCAGGTTCCCAAACTAAGTTTCTAGGTACTTGCACTAGTCTAAATCTATACTCAGCCTGTATCTCTTCAATAGTCATTAGTAGCGGAAGCAAAGCTAAGTTTTTGCATTTCCATTTTTTATTAACCTGGTTAGCAACGACAGCAGAATCTGTATAGATTATTGGGTCTATAAAATCAGACATGATACATATTAAAAGAGCAGTTATGACCGCCTCATATTCTGCTTCGTTGTTTGTTCTTGCACCAAGGCCTCTTGCAAATTGAACTACTTTTTTCTTGTTCTTATATACAACAGTAGCACAAGCGGCTTCACCGATCTTTTTTTGCCCTTGCCCCCTTGAGGCACCGTCGCAAAACACTTCTATATTCATCAGTCGATCTTGATGTTGTATGGGATGTTATATTTTTTAGCCATGTTTATTATATTATTTTCTTGGCTTTTGCTTGAAGCCATATGTGTGGCTGTTAGCGAATAGCGTTCACCCTTATACTCTATTTGAGTTGGAAAATCTAATTGATCTCTTTTAGATGAGAATAATTCATTTGACTTGTTAACTGATTTATAATGACCTATATACATATGATCTCCTTAAAATGTAGAAAAATCTCTCTCTAAGAGAAATCCTTTTTCTTCTCTAGAAGAAGCTATCTGCATCGATTGGACTTTGTCCATGAGTTTTCTCGCAGACTCTGAAGATATTCTGGCTGCTAATTCCATAGACTCAGCTAATTCCACAATTGCTTCGACAGCCGCTAGGGCTGTGTACTGCTGGTCAGCTGCTGCAGCTGCAGCCGCTTCTCTCTCAGCTTCGTTCTTACCTATTCTGTTTGCTTTATAAATTCTTTTGTATTGAGCTTCAAGAAGTTTGTATTGGGCTCTTGCAATGCCGGCAAATCTTGCTGCTCTACCATACACATTAGAAGATCTGGCCACTAAAGAACCTAAATCATTTAGGGTTAAGTCAACATAATTTGTATCTGGTATCTCTACATAGTATTTTTCTAAGGCTATCGGGTTAGAGAATGTGGATACCAATTCCTCTAACTGTGGATTTAAAAAATTTGATAATTTAATTAGAAGGTTATTTTGATTTAACTCAGTCATCTTTTTGTTTTTCTTTTTTTAATGATGTTAGGAATAAATAGTCTTCCATACCATCTTCCAATAGGATCTCTTGTATCTTCCTTTTTATTTTAGATAAATGTTCTCTTACAGTATTTGGGTGCTCAGTTATCTTAACAGCTATTTCGGAAGATCTCTTGTTGTCTATAAATCTCCACTTAAGTAACTGCCTTTCCTGCACTGTGAGTTGGTTGAATGGCGGGTTTGTTTCCTCACCAGAAATCCAGAACTCATCAACATCAGAAGCAAATAACAGGTCTATTGTAGCATACTCAACTGTGTCTACATATGCTCCGCTCTTTGTATTCTCCTCAGATTCTCCATCTCCATACATATCATCTTGGGTTAAGAGTGGAAATGACTTTCTTCCTAGTTGATCAATCAAAAATGTGTCAACATTCTTTTTTAAGAGATATAAAAAGTAACTATATAAGAACGCGCTAAATGGTATCGGCCCTTTTTCTGAGTCCTTTCTTTCATACCTTTTAATGCACTGAAAGAAGGTTAGCCTTACGGTCTGCTGTATGTCTTCCTCTGAACAATATCTTTTTACCATATAAAGAATACCGGCTAATACATTCGTTTACGTGCTTATAGCCTGCTTGGTTAAGCTTATTCTTCATAAGTGCATATCTTACATACGTATCTTTAACAAACAGCGAAATAAATCTTCTTATATCATAGTCACTGTAGCTATACTTTCCGTGTGTACAACATAGTCACATACTTAGTCAAGAAGTTATTGAATACTTTAAGCAATTCTTCTTGTGATTTTTCTGATCCACCTTTAGCTTTTGCTATCAGCGCTTGCATTTCTTCTTCTTCGAGCTTGTAATACTGCTCCTTAAAACTTGCCATTACTTTCCTTCCCAGATAGAAATCTTATCCATGTAAGCATTTCTAATGTCTTCATAAAAAATTACGTGAGGTATACCCAAGTCTTGTGCAAATTTTATTGCATCAGATGAGTACTTACTTATGACAAAGGTAAGTTTATTAAATTCTTCTGGGTAATATTTTTTAAACCTTTTAATTTTAATCTTGCTCTTGTCATCCAAATATCCTTTTACTTCAAACCACTCTTCGGTTTCCGTCAAGTAAAAATCTGGTATGTAACCTTTTGTTCCCCTTTTTATTGGAAACGAAAAAACCTTTGGCTCAAATTCAAACTCAATTGAATAGGCCCTGAGTATCCTTGCGATGTTTGCTTCCCAGTTAGATCTCATGTTCAAGTTTAGATCTTCCCTGAAACCTGATTTCGTATGCCTGTAGGCATTGCCTTTGGTATTCTTAGAGTCTGTGACTGTAGAAGCTACTTTTTTCTTCTTACCAAATTTTGGCAGCGTTTTTTTAGGCGACCTCGAAAAAAAATATTCCTCTGGGTTTGCACCAACGTTCTTCATCTGATATCCTTTACGGCTGTAAGGTAACACTAATAAATATTATACTTTATATTTAACAAAAAAACAAGTAAAACAGGAGAAAGTAAAGAAAATGACCATTACAACTACAATTTTCAACAGCATGCGCCAGAACATCAATGATTCTGTAGCAAACGAACTCACTGCTTTTGGCATCAGCCAGAACGAAGCGGTCAAGGTTGTTGTTGAATCAGACTTCGACTTGATCCTTTCGGCCACCGAAAATCCAGTTGTTCAGTTCTAATAGATAAATTAAATTAAAGGATATAAGCCCCCTGGGAAACCAGGGGGCTTTTTACTATGCCCTATTAAACTTTCTTAATCTTATAGCCCCAGTTGAACATGCTCCACTTTGTGCGTGGTCACAAAAAGAGCATACTCTTTCGTTCTTTGTTGGGGAAAAGTTAACGTCATTCATTATTAAATTAATTTTATCTATTAAAGACTGCTTAACGATTTCTAAATCTTCTGTGGTGAACTCGTGTGATTTAATTCTTCCACTTCTCAGGTAATGAAGTGATGTTTTAATCGGGCTGTCTGGGAACAGCTTGGATGCAGCTAGTGCATAGATCCCCATCTGCAGGTTGCTATGAACATCTTTTGCAGCAACTTCTCTTTTACCAGTCTTATAGTCAACTATCTCGACTAGCCCATTGTCTATATCGACCCTATCTATAAAACCATTTAAAGAATAATTTCCTAAGACGAAATTAAACCCTAGTTCCTTTTTATAAACCTTAAATGTTCTTCCGCCGTATAGATCATAGAAGTCATTTAGTATTTCTGTGCCGGCGTCTAGGAGTACTTGCGGTATCTGGTTATTGGGATCAAATACTTTTTTATATTCTTCGTACTTCTCGAACAATAACTCATGCTTGATAGGCTCTACGTCTGAGACGTTATCTTCGAGGACTGAGTGTATTATATTTCCGAAGAATCGCAGGTGCGTTAAACTGTCTTGGCTCTTTTTTGATATAAGAAAAGAAATATTTAGAAGGACACATATCGTATGTGTCTATTCTTGAGTAACTAAAATCTGTTAGTGTTAATTTCTGTAGTGGATCTATATCTTCTATTAATTGTAAGTTCATTATTCTCCATCGACATCTTCAGATATCGGGTTTCCTTGTTCATCACATTCTACACCATTTTCATTTATAATTTCTCCGGTGTATATGTTTTTATAAAGGCTTTGACCAAACGATCTCCACCCACTATGACCTATCTCCATAAAATCATCTTCTAAATATGGCCAAGACATAAATCTCCTAGTCTACTGAAATAACCGTATTATTTACGGAATCTATATTGAAATAGTAATTCAATAAACCATATACATCACGTAACTCTTCTTCTGTGGCGTAGAAACCAACTACACCCAACTGCAAAAAGAAGCTCTGCGTGTCTGCCCCCTGATCATATTCGATCAGTTTGACATTGTTTAATAACATTCTTCCGTTTTCTTTTCCTAACATATTAATCCTCGTAAATGCTAATTGGGTTCCAGTCTGGATCACCCATCTTATTTCTCATATCATTAACGTATGAATCCCAGTCTCTTTCATCTTCAGACTTCTTTTCATACTTAACATTTCCCTTGAAAGGATTGGCTTTGAATCTAGACATTAGAATCTTACCGCCCTTTGTTTTCCAGCGGAGAATGCCATTCTTGCAGTCGCAGAAATCAGCAGAGTCTGCATCTATACATCCTTTAGGATCATACCTACCGCTACACTTGTTGCACTTGGTATATCTTCCTTTGTCCTGGCATCGGCTGCAAGAAGAGCAATATACCCAGCAGTCTTTTGTTGAAGGATTTTTATAGAAGTTTCCAGTTGTCATACTTTCTCCGATAATAATGAGTTTAATTTATCTTTAACTGATATAGAAGTTTTCTTTTTGAATTTGAAGCTTAAGGTCTTCCCATTTTCTTTGTATGACAAGAACACATAAGAGCCTCCATCTGTTGCATTAAT